AAGCCAGTTCAGAGACGCTTGGGCCAAGCGTGCCGATGACATGCTTGCGGAACTGCATTCGCTGGAGGAATCATGCCTGCGACACCTGTGGCGTCAGTTCGCGGACGACGCGGCCTGAGAGGCGCACGAATTGTTTTTATCTTGACTGCTTGACGAACCGGACAAAAACGACCATCATTTTCCCAACGTGGAGAAGCCCGCCCAGACGAAAGTCTCGGCGGGTTTTTTTGTGCCCGCACGATCTCCCCCGGCCGTTCCCAGCGGCCACCCAGGCCCGCTTCGGTGGGCCTTTCTATTTTCACCACGTTGATAGCGGGCGCCGGCACTTGGCCCAGCACACCCACAAATATCTAACAGGCTGGGCTAGCCCACCTACGGGCTGCGAATTCACCTGGGGGGAACCTCTAGGAGGTCCCTATGGAAAACAGGAGTCGCGGGATGACCCCGAAGACTGATGCCGTGATGTCGGCCACCAGCTACGGTGGGGCCGGCGCGTCGATCATTGCAGGCCTTACGTTGACCGACCTGGGCATTGTCGTCGGTATCGTGACCGCTGTGCTGACCCTGTTGTTCAACATCTACTACCAGCGCCGGAAGGACCGCCGTCAGCAACGGCTGTTCGAACTGCAGGAAGCGAAACTCAGCCAGGACGATACCGATGGCCCGTAAACGCTCCGTCATTGTGGCGGGTGGTGTCGCCATGGCCTCCGCCGGTCTGTTGGCCTTCCTTGGATTATGGGAAGGCGAGGGCGAGTACACGGTCTATGCCGATCAGCTGGCCGGTGGACTGCCCACGGTCTGCAAGGGCATTACACCCTACACGTCCAGCCGGCCGCTGGTCGTTGGTGATACTTGGACTGCCGAAGAGTGCGAGGCGGAAGAGCGGCGAGTGGTCATCCAGACCCAGCAGTCGTTGGCACGCTGCATTGAGCAACCTGTACCGCAACACGTATTCGACGCGCTGAGTTCACACGCCCACAACTTTGGTTGGCCCGCGACCTGCGGCAGTCGTGCCGTTCGGCTCATCAATGCCGGGCGCGTCGAAGCGGGATGCCGGGCTTTGGCCTGGCACCCTGATGGTCGTCCGGCGTGGGCCTATAGCGACGGCCAGTTTTACCAAGGCCTGCACAATCGGCGGCTCGATGAAATGGCCATGTGCTTGGGCGGTCAGCAGTAATGCTCAGCTGGAAGGTCTGGCTGGTGATCGCACTGGTGATGGCCGCCCTGATCGGCGCTAACTACTACCAGTATCGTCACATCCAGACGCTCAGTGCGGACCTCGGCGGTGTGAAGCAGCAGAACGCCCAACTCGCCGAGAGCCTGAAAACCGAGCGTGACCAGGTGCGCACGCTCACCGAGCAACGAGACCACGAGGCGGCCATCCGTGAGAAACGTGATCGCGAGATACGCCAGATCGGCGAGCAAATGGAAGCCGAGCGGCGCGCATGGCGTCGCAGGCTCGATGCCGAAGCGGGCGACTGGATGGCTACTGATATCCCTGAGCCTGTTGATCAGCGGCTGTGCGAGCTGGTGCCCTGCGCCTCCGGTGCAGACGAAGGTGATTCACCAGACGATTCCTGACGACCTGCTACCGCACTTCGTCTTGCCGGTCTGGTACCCAGGCGGCGGCAACGAGGCGTTCGTCGATTACATCGAGCGGACAGAGGAACGGGCCCGCAAGCACAACGCAACGATCGACGCGGCGCGGGAAGCCAACCAACAACGACCCGATGCCGTCGGCGTCTCGAAGCCCTGACATATGCACCCTTTTGGGGCACCCCCATGGCCGCGGGTCCTTCCGGGGCCAGACCGCTCAAGGGCGCGTAGAGCTCGATCTGTTTACAGATTTGGCGCTGCATAGGGGGTTATAGCTATACGGTGGTTTCCGGATGACTTCACTTGATGATCGTGCGACGGCCAGCGCGTTTGCACGCCTGGTCGGGATCAGCCAGCCGGCGGTGAGCAAGCACCTCAACGACGGCCACCTGCCGCGCGACGGATCCATGGGTGAATGGCTGCGCGCCTACTGCGACCACCTGCGCAGCTACGCCGCCGGGCGCGGTGGCGACAACCAGGGCGCCCTGACCACCGCCCGGGTGGAGGAGGCCCAAGCCAAGACCGCGATGATGCGCCTCAACTACGCCGAGCGCCTCGGCAAACTGGTGCCCGCCGACGACGCCGCCCGCATCGTCGTCGACTGGGCCGGCCACACCAACAGGGAGATCCGCGCGGCGGTGGAGAAGCTGCGCCAGGCCCTGGAAAGCGAGCACGGAATCACGATCGCCCCCGAGACCCTGACCGATGTCATTGAACCTGCAATCGAGCGAATTGGTGGCTTTGCGGAGCACGCTGCGGGGGATCTTGAATCAGGCGGCGGCGAAGTTCCGGCCGCGCAAATCGGTGGCGACGGCGCAGTGGCTTACTGAGCACTACCACCTGCCGGAAGCCATCGGCGACCTGGCCGGCACCTACGACTTCCACTACGCGCCGTACTTCCTCGGCGTTGCCGCGGCGCTGGACGATCCGGCGGTGGGCGAGGTCGACCTGATGAAGGCCGCCCAGATCGGCTGGACCTACTTCCTGATCGGCTATCTGGCCAAGCGGGTGGAGGCCCACCCGGCGCCGATCATGGTGCTGTTCGCGAAAGAGAAGGACGGCAAAGCGTTCCACGATGAAAAGCTGTGCCCCGCGTTCGAAGCCTCGCCCATCCTGCGGGGCCTGATCGACGTGAGCACCAGCCGGAAGGCCGGCAACCGGTGGGATCTGAAAAGCTACCCGGGTGGCTTCCTCAAGCTTGTCGGGTCCAACAGCCCGGGCAACGTGAAGTCCACCAGCTCGGTGGGCGTTGGCGTTATCGAGGAACCGGACGACACCAGCGACGACGTGAAGCAGCAGGGCACCGCGATCGGCCTGCTGGAAGAGCGGCTCAAGCGCTATCTGGGCAGCAAGCTCATCGTCGGCGGCACGCCGACCATTCGCGACCTGAGCAAAACCGAACACCGCATCAAGCAATCCGATTGCCGGGTGCTCCCGGTGGTCTGCCACGAATGCGGAGACGCCCACGTCCTGGCCTGGGAAAACGTCAGTTGGCTGGACGCCGACGACGACTCCCCGGAGCACGAAGTGTTCGGCCGCGCTCTGCCGGACACCGCGGTGTACGGATGCCCACACTGCGGTGCCGCCTGGGACGACGACCAACGCCAGCGCAACGTTCGCGACACGGTGTTCAACGCCGTCGCCGCCGGCGACCCGCTCTGCGGCTGGACGCCCACGCAGCCGTTTCACGGTAGCGCCGGGTTCATGGAACTCAGCGAGCTGTACGCCTGCGTACCCGGGACCACCCTGGCCGACGTGGTGCGCGATCACCTGACCGCCGAGTACCAGGCCCACAAAGGTGATCTGAGCGGCAAGATCACGTTCACGAACCAGAAGCTGGGCCGCACCTATGCCTACGAAACCGCAACCCCGGACGCGGAGGTGCTGCGCGAGCGCGCCGAGGACTACCGCGAATTCTGGGTGCCCCTCGGCGGCCTGATTATCACCGTCGGCGTTGACGTTCAGCGCGACCGGCTGGCGGTGGTGATGCGCGCCTGGGGCCGGGGCATGGAGAGCTGGCTGCTCTACTGGGGCGAGTTGTACGCCAAGGTGAGCACCACGGATTCCAGCGACCCCGTCTGGAAAGAACTGGACGACCTTCTGGCCACGCCGATCCAGAGCGAGGCCGGCCACCGTTTGCTGCCGCGCGCAGTCAGCATCGACAGCGGCGGCCACTCCACTGAGCAGGTCTACGAATTCGTCCGCACCCGGCAAAGCCGAGGCGTCCGGGCCATCAAGGGCAGCTCCAACGACTACGGCCGCCGCGAGATTTTCAGCGCCCCGAAGAAGACCGACTACAAGGGCAAGCGCCAAACCAAGGCCAGCAAGTTCGGCCTGCTGGTCTACCAGGTGGGCACGCACAAAGCCAAAGACCTGCTGTTCGGCGAAGGCGGGCGGCTCAGCCTGCGCGGCTCCGGACCTGGCCGCATGCACTGGTACCAGGACGTCCGCGACGACTATTACGAGCAGCTCACCGGCGTGATCAAAGCGCCCAGCGCGCGGTTCAGCGGCAAGCTGATCTGGCACGACAAGCCCGGCCAGCCGGTGGAAGCCGCCGACTGCGAGATCTACGCGCTGCACGCGGCCTACAGCCTGCGGCTGCACACCTGGAAAGACGACCGCTGGGACGAATACGAATCCCAGCTGAAGCAAGGCGACATGTTCGGCGGCAAAGAGCCCGCTGCGGCCGCGCCACCCCGGCGCCGCAAATCCTCCTACTGGAACTGACCCATGGCGTACACGCAACAGGACCTGGACCGGCTCGATACAGCGATCGCGTCGGGCACCCTCCGTGTGACCCACAACGGAAAGACCACGGAGTTCCGCAGCCTCGACGACATGATCCGGATCCGCAACATGATCGAGCGCCGGCTGGCCAGCCCCACCCGCAAGCGGCAGGCCGTTTACGCGCCCACGTTCGACCGGGGGTACCAATGACCTGGCTTGATCGCACCATTGGGTGGTTCGCCCCTGAAGCGGAAGCACGCCGCACCCGTGCGCGAGTAGTAACCGAACGCCTGCGCGCTGTTAATGGCTACGATGGGGCGGGAAAAGGAAGGCGCAACACTTGGACTCGTGGACGCGACACCAGCGCCAACGCGGAGAATCGCGCGGCGCTTCCGATCCTGCGCGCCCGTCACCGGGAGATGGTGCGCAACAACGCTTATGCCGCGAGCGCTGTGCGGGTGCTCACCAGCAATATCATCAGCACCGGTATACGCCCGCGCGCGGTGTCTGAGGATGCGTTGAAAGATCGTCGCGACCAGGCGCAAAAGAGCATGCTCCAGTGGTGCGAAAGCACCGCCATCGACTATGACGGTCGGCATGACCTGTATGGACTGCAGGCATTGGCCGTCCGCACAGCGATGGAAGCTGGTGATGCCTTGTTGGTGCGCGTGACGCAGCGTGATCCGCGTTCACCGGTACCCCTGAAGGTTCGGCTGCTGGAAGGCGATTACCTGGACCACACCAAGAACGGCCCCATGGCCAGTGGCTATGCCGTCCAAGGGGTGCAGTTCAATAAGCAGCATCAGCGCGTCGGTTATTGGCTCCATCAGCATCACCCTGGCGACACGTTAGCCAGCCTGGCGCCGATGACCGGCAGCAAGCTGACACCCGCTGAGGACGTGATCCACCTCTATGAAATGCTACGGCCGGGTCAGGTTCGTGGCGTGCCGAGAGGGACCGCTGCCCTGATGCGGATGAAAAACCTGGACGAATACCAGGATGCCCGCATCGAAGCTCAGAAGAGCGCGGCCTGTTTGGTGGGGGCGGTCATTGAGCCTGATGGCGAAGGCGATCGTAAAGGCGATGTCTTGCCGGAGCGGCTGGAGCCCGGCATGTTTCCCCGCCTGGCGCCGGGCGAGGACGTGCGCTTCAGCACGCCGCCCAGCGTCAGTGGTCACGGGGAGTTCGTCAGCGTCGAGCAGCACGGCATCGCCATCGCTTACGGCGTACCGCACGAATCGCTGACCGGTGATTTGAGTGAGGTTAATTACAGCAGTGCTCGCCTGGGGTATCTGCAGTTCCAGCGAGACATTGAGCGCTATCGCTGGGGCACGTTTATCCCAACCGTGGGTGAGGGCATCGACCGTTGGTTCACCGACGCGGTCCAACTCACCGGTCTGAATATGGAAGGGATCACCTGGGAATGGGCGCCGCCGGAGCGCGAGCTGTTGGACCCATCGCGCGAGGTCGGCCCCATGATCCTGATGAACCGCGCCGGCTATCGCTCGCTCCGCGGCACCATCCGCAGCACTGGCTACGAACCCGATGCCATCCTCAAAGAGATCGATGAGGAACGCCGGTGGCTGAAGGAGCGCGGCATCATCCTCACCACCGACGCCGGCCTCACCAGCAACGCTGGTGTCACGCAAGCCCGCCAGGGCGAAACCGGCTTCCCTGATCCGGCCAACGACCCGGCCAACGATTAACCGGAGACCCCCATGCACCGCTTCAAGAAAACGGCGTTGGCCTCGGCCATCGGCGCCGGCCGGCAATTGTCTGCAACTAACAGAATCAATAGCCAGGGCGAGCTGTTGCTCTACGGCGTCATCGGTGACTGGTTCGATAGCCTGGACGCCGCCACAGTCATCAGCGAACTGGAAAGCCTCAGCGGTGACAACACCCCGCTCACCGTGCGCATCCACAGCGACGGCGGTTTTATCACCGAAGGCCTGGCGATCTACAACGCCTTGGTGAACAGCCAGCGGCGCGTAGAGATCCGCATCGACGGTATCGCCTTGAGCATGGCCAGCGTGATCGCGATGGCTGGTGATGTCGTGCGCATCCCCGCCAACGCCTATCTGATGATTCACAAGCCCTGGAACGGTGCCGTCGGCGACGCAGAAGAACTTCGCCGTGGCGCCGATGTGCTGGATCAGTTTGAAGACACCTTGGCCAACATCTACGCCACCAAAACCGGCCTCGATAAAGAAACCATCAAAACGATGATGGCGGCCGAAACCTGGCTCAACGGCGAGCAGGCCGTAGAGCTGGGTTTCGCCGACGAACTGATCGAGCCCGTCCAGGCCGCTGCGATGGCCAACCTCAACCATTTCCGCAACGCCCCCCAAGCGGCGCTGCAGCGTTTCCACCGCCCGCCTGGAGCGGGCACCCCCTCGGCGGCCACCGTCGCCAAACCCAAGCAAACCAAAGGTGACACCATGAACCTGGAACAACGCGCAAAGGCGGTGGGCCTCACCCGCCGTGATGGCGAGTCAGACGCGGCACTCCAAGCCCGTGTCGAAGCGGCGGAAGCCAAGGCTCGGAACAATCAAACCGCTGGCGAGGGTGGAGACGATCCCGCCGCCGGGGGCGATGGCAACGGCGCCCAGAATCGCGGTGCTCAACAGCGCGGCGGTGGGGAAGGTGACGACACCGACCCACCGCCGGTAGCCGCTGGCGGTCGCGACGGTGACGCCCAGGCGGCGGCCCGTCAGGCCGTGGCACAGGAGCGTCAGCGGATCTCGCAGATCCGGGCCTTGTGCCGGCAGCATCGCATGGACGATCAGTTTACCGAGCAGCTCCTCGACGGCGATACCGACCTGAGCACAGCCCGAAACCAGATCTTGGACGCGCTGGCGCAACGTCAGCAAAGCCAGATGCCGGGCGGCCACGTCGCCGTCGTCGGTCATGATGGCGAAGGCCTCCGCACGGCTATGGCCGCCGCTTTGATGAACCGCTTCGATCCGCGCAACCATCAGCTTCCCGATGAGGCCCGCGCCTATCGCGGCGCGACGCTCATGGATCTGGCGCGCAATGTGGTCGAAGCCGGTGGCGGTAATGTGCGGGGCATGGGCCGGATGGAGCTCGCCGCCAAGGCGCTCTCCACCAGTGACTTCCCCGCATTGCTGGCCGACGTGGCGAACAAAACTCTACGCCAAGGCTACGAAGCCGCACCGCGCACGTTCCAGCCGTTCTGCCGGCTGACGACCGCGAGTGACTTCAAGTACCTGAACCGTTCGCAACTGGGTGAAGCCCCCGAGCTGGAGCGCGTCCGGGAAAACGGCGAGTTCCGTTACGGCAAGATGGGCGAGGATAACCAGCGCTACCGCCTGGAAACCTTCGGCAAGATCATCGCCCTGACCCGGCAGACCATCATCAACGATGACCTGGATGCCTTCAGCCGCGTGCCGCAGGCGTTTGGGGCCAGCGCTGCCGAGGTAGAAAGCAACACCGTCTGGGGGCTGATCACCCAGAACGTGAAGATGGCGGACAACAAGGCGCTGTTCCATTCCGATCACAACAACCTGGGTACGGCGGGCGCTATCTCGGTGGAAAGTCTCACCGAGGCTCGCAAGAAAATGCGCCGGCAGGTGGGGATCAATGCCAAGCGCCCGCTGAACCTCATGGCGGAATACCTGATTGTCCCCGCTGCACTGGAAACCGAAGCGCAGAAGATCCTTTCCGAGGTGCTCAGCGCCAAGTCCGCCGATGTGAACCCGTTCGCCGGCACGCTCACGCTTATCGTCGAGCCCCGCCTGGACGAACACAGCGAGACCTCCTGGTACCTCTCCGCCGCGCCAGCGCGTATCGACACCATTGAGTACGCCTACCTCGCCGGTGAAGAGGGCGTCTACATCGAAACCCGTGAGGGCTTCAACGTGGATGGCGTTGAGATCAAAGCCCGTCTCGACTTCGGCGCCGGTGTCATCGACCACCGCGGCCTTTTCAAAAACGCCGGGGCGTAACCACCGGCATCCCGTTTGGTGCGTCGCCCACGGAAGGGCGGCACCAACCCTGATTCCCTGAAAACGAGGTAACAATCATGGCTAAGAACTTCCGGGCCCAAGGCCAGAACCTGACGGTGCTGGCCACTGCCACCGTGGCCAGCGGCTCCTTCCAGGTTGTCGAAGGCGTGTTCGGCGTCGCGCTCACCGACGCCGTTGCGGGCGAGGAATACACCCTGCGCACGGGTGGCGTCTTCGACGACCTGCCCAAGGCATCGGCCGATGAACCGGCCCAGTACGCTCCCGCCTACTGGAACGGCACCGCAATGACCACCGCCGCAGACGACGGCGGCTCACCGGCCACCGAATACCTGAAGGTGGGCGTGTTCGCCCAGGCCGCTGCCGACGGCGACACCACCTGCGAGGTGCGGCTCAACGCCAGCTTCTAACGATGAGCCAATTCGACCACCTCCAGGCGCTCAACGACGACGCCAACTTCCGGCACTACGGCGACCCGGCCCACTTCGAGTCGGGCCCGCTGCTGTCGGATCGCGCGCCGGCGGACACCGAGTTCGCCATCCTCGACCACGAGGATGTCCGCGACGACCTGGGGGTAGTCGTTCAAACCGTCACCCGCATCGAATACCCCAAGTCGGCCTGGCCGCACTACCGCCGGGGCGACCGCATCACCCTGAACAACCGCGTGTGGGTCATCGACCGCCTGCACCGCGACACCGGCACGGATCTGATCGTGGAGGTCACCGAATGGCACGGGGAATGAGCCGCGACATCCAGATCCAGCTGGACGCCCTGCAGCAGCTCGCCGGCTTCGCCCGCCAAGGCAGCCGTGAACTGCTCGAGCAAGGCGCGAAAGAAGGCCGGCGGGAAGCAATCCGCGT